CCTAATTGCGTCACATTGTCGCCACAATTCGTCCGCGAATGCGATTGGCTTCCCGACACCTGCGCCTACAGCAAGCTGGCCCGTGGCGAGACGTTGGAATGGTGGCACCCGCTGGTATCCGGCAGCGCAGACACGGTGCATAGCGCCGGGATTTCCGCCCGTGGCAACGTGAGCGGAGCGAGTATTAGCGATGGCTGAAGCTAGGACAAGATTTCGTTCCGATGAGCGCACGGGAATAGCGGCTGCGCTTGCTCAAGCTAAGTTCGACCGCCGCACGCAAGAGGGAATGGCTGATATTGAGTATGCAGTGCCAGTCGTTCAACAGTTGATGCATCGGCCCGTTGCTAGGTACGGGTTCGATCCCAAGTCCATCATACAACTCAACCCCGGTGAGAGAAGTAAGTTGATACGGAGGCGGGGAGCGATGTCTGAAAAATATCTTTCCCGGGGGGTATTCGCTCCCGCCACGACCGAAAGGATTCTCGAAGTATATGGAAATCCGAAGCATTATCAATATAATCCGAAACTTGCAGCAGCACTAAGACGACGCCCGGATATTAAGGAAGATCCCATTTTCTTGGCTGGCGCGGTTACTCCTGACACCCGCGAGGAAAGTTACAGCACCGTTATGCATGAAGCTACGCATCGGGGTTTTAAGAATCTTGGGGATCAGTTTGGCGAGGGTTGGCTTAATGCGGAAACGGAGGAGTTTCGCATCAGATACGGAATACGAAAGGCGGATGTTGAGGAAATCATTGTGCGCCTCATCGACAATATAAACGAAGGCCATAACGCCAATGCCGACATGGTAATCCGACAGAGTGTTTTGGCCGCCTCAACCAAGAAAACTCTTCATGGTGTAAGACTAGAAAATATCTTTCCCGTCAAGTTGCGAGGCTCAAACCTTTCCGAACAGATGCTGGCCGACCCGATGGTGAGCGATCTCATCAGGCGTTTGCAGGGTCAGGCTGATCTTCAAACCCAGCACGAAGGGAGACCGGAAGGCGCGACCCGGTTCGCTGGAGGTCCGATATCGGAGACAAGTGACAAGCCACCGCCTCCCGAAGTCCGCACGACTGGACCTAGAGATCGTTTGGTCGCGTGGCGAGGCCGTAAGAAAAAGCCGATCAGGCATCTAATATTTCTAGTGTGTTAAGTGAAGGTTCGTCGTTTGATATAGAAGGAACGGGATACGACCGGCGACTTTATAAGAAAGCGTTAGATTTTTATGATAATGAAATAGAAAGGGGACATTACCAGGGAAGGAACCCTTATTTGCCAGTTTTAACGGGGGAAAATAAGGACCATACGCCATCGGCGGTCGGTATGGGGCTTTTGATAGAAAGCGGGGTTTTGGATTTACAAGAACTTAAACGTGAAGGTATTGACCCACGGGGAAGCATTTTGATTAAAGGTTGGAAATATGCAACGACAGATAAAGAGATAAAGGCAGCTTCTCAAAAAGGATTTCGTTATGAGAAGCTATATGTTCCTGGGTTAGGGGAACGCTATGTTGCGGTGCCAATTAAGTAGAAAGAGAATAATTAGTGGCTGATAAAGACGACACACGCGCTGAACAGGAAAAGGTTCTTGGCCCGTCGCGCTTCTGGCAGAACGAAATCGACAAGGCGAGCCAGTTCGAGCGCGAGTGGCGGGAGCGCGGTAGCCGTGTGGTTGAGCGTTACCGCGATGAACGCGATGGAAACGCGCTTATCGGCCCGATATCCAATCGGTTTAATATTCTGTGGGCCAATACCGAGACCTTGAAGGGCGCTCTGTTCGCTCGCATGGCAAAGCCGGACGTGCGCCGTCGCTTTCCCGATCCCAACCCCGCCGCCCGGCAGGTTGCCATTCTTCTTGAGCGCACGCTTTCATACGATCTGGATATTTACGATTCAGCGCGCCCTCTGATGGCGGCGCTGGAGGACTACTTGTTACCGGGGCGCGGTGTGGTTTGGGTGGTGTATGAACCCATTATCATCAAGGAAAAGATAAAGATCGAGGTCAAGGACGACGATGTTGATATTGTCGAAGAAGAAGAGATCGAGCGTCTTGGCGATCAGCGTTGCCGTTTAGAGTACGTACATTGGCAGGATTACCGTGAGAGTCCGAGCCGTCGTCCCGAGGATGTGACGTGGCGGGCGCGTCGGCATCTGTTTACGCGGGATGAATTGATTGGGCGTGGGTTCGATCATGCCTACGAGGTGCCGCTAACATGGATGCCGGACAATAGTGCCAACGAAGATTTCGATGAAATCTACAACCGCGCCGAGGTCTGGGAAATCTGGGATAAGGTGCAGCGCAAGCGGCTGTTCGTAGCGACGGGCTACAAGGATTTGTTGGCCGAGGATGACGATCCCTATCAACTGATCGACTTCTTCCCGACACCGACGCCGCTGATTGCGGTTCGGACCAACAACACTTCAATCCCGGTGCCGGAATTTACCGCGGGGTCTACGATTCGTCGGTGCCGGAGTTGGCGCACTTGGCGAACGCCGGGGATAATGATTTTGTTCCTTCGGATAATTTTTCTTCGCTGGCCCAAAAAGGCGGCTTGAGCGTTGTCTTCCAGACCGAAGATATTACCCAGATTTCCAGCGTCTTGCAGGGCCTCTACACGCAGCGGGGTCAGGTGCTTCAAATCATTTACGAAGTCACCGGCCTCTCGGACATCTTGCGTGGCGGCGGCACCAAGGCGAGTGAAACGGCTACAGCCCAACAACTCAAGGCCCGATACGGTTCGATGCGTTTGCGTCTGCGGCAAGATGCGATCCAGAGATACGTCCGTGATCTTTTCCGTATCAAGGCAGAACTGATCGCAGAGAATTACGAACCGGATATCCTCCAGCGTATTACTGGCATGGAGGTAACCGATGAGATGATGGAAATTATGCGAAGCGATAAGCTCCGCAATTACCAGATTGATGTCGAGACCGACAGCACCGTGTTCGCTGATGAAGAAGAGATGAAGCGGACGCGGGTGGAATTTGCCAATGTGATGGGTAATTTCTTAGTCCAAGCCATCGAGGCGACACGGGCTGCGCCGGAGATCACGCCGATTGCTTTTGAAATTCTCAAGTTTGTCGCTGGTGCCTGGAAGATCGGGCGTAACTTCGAGGACGTTATCGACCAGACCGAAGCGCAGGTTATGCAGCAGCTACAGGCGCAGCAGCAGCAGCCGCAACAGCCCCCACCGGAAGAGCGTATACAGCAACAGAAGATCGCTGCTGAATTGGAGCGCGAGAAGCTGAAGCAGGAAGGCAAGTTGGCCGATATAAGCTCCCGTGAGCGGAGTAAGGCATCGGAAATCCAAGAGGGTGGCCGCGCCTCACAAGAGCGTGTCCGTTCCAAGGAAGACTTGGCGATGCTTGAAGCCGAGCTAAAAATGATGGAGAGGCGATGATCTCCGATCAATACAGCCATAATTATCAAGAAATCAAATGGACGCGAAGGGCGAAGGAGCCTCGCGCTGATTTGGTGCAACGCAAACAGGCGTTCATGGTGATTAAGGATATTGAGCCGTTCATCTCACCTATTGACGGCAATATTGTGGGGAGCCGTTCAGTATTGCGTGAACACGAAAGGCGGCATAGTGTCCGCCAGATTGGTAATGACTGGGCGGGAAGTGAACGCCCGGATAACTGGGACCAGATACGACATGGCCGAAACTGAGACAAGCACCCCGGAACCGGGGCCAGCGTCAGAACCCACCACTCTTGATGGTGTGTTGGAAAGCGTAATCAAGGGAGAGTTCACGGACAGCGAGCCGGAACCCACTCCTAGCGAACCACGACCGCTCGCTGGAGAATCAGGCGCGGAAGAAGTTGAAGTCCAACCGGACCCATCAGACGAACCCGCCGAGGGCCATGAGGCCGCAGATGCCGACGTGAACACCGTGAGGCGTTTGAACATCTACCCGAAGAGCAGCAGAACTTCATGCTGAAACGGGAGAACGAACGTGATGCGGCGTTCACTCGCAAGACGACTGAACTCGCAGAGCAGCGACGTGGAGTGGAAGGATTGCAAGGAGTTCTGGCACCGTACAAAGCGCAGATGCAAGCCAACGGCATTAGCGAGGCGGAATATGTCTCGCGGCTGATAAGCTATGACAACGCGCTACGGCAGAACCCGCAAGCCGCACTTCAACATCTTGCCCAGCACTACGGGGTCAAATTGCCGTCTGGCGATTCGGGCGTGGATTGGAGTGAGGAACCCTCAACCGATCCACAAATTCAGCAACTGCAACAGCAACTGAACCAGACACAAGCATACGTCCAGTCTATGCAACAGTCGCAGGCCAACGTTCAACAGCAGCAACTCGTGGATCAGGTTGAGTCCTTTGCAACCGTTAAGGATGCAAAGGGAGGACTCAAACATCCATACTTTGAGAAGCTGCGTGAGCGGATGGGGCGATTGGTAAATTCAGGAGAGACCACGGATTTGGAAGTCGCGTACAATATGGCGCTCCGTTTGGATGATGATCTCTATAAAGAAACCATTTCCAATGAACGGAAGTCCGTTGCCAAACAGGAAGAAGTCAGGCGCAAGGCGGCTGTCGAGAAAGCCAAGAAGGCACAGCCGACACGCGGTGGCACAGTTTTGCCGGGCGGCTCCGTAAAACCATCCGATCTCGATGATATTTTACGCAAACAGATTGGGTCTGTCGTGTCTGGGTAGGTCTGTTGCTCCTATGATGGGAGCAAGCACTAATGGCTACTTCTCCAAATAGTACATACACGGAGATTGTGACTACGACGCTTGCTGGTTACTCGAAGACGATGGCCGACAACGTGACCAACAACAATGCGTTGTTGCGTCACATTGATCAGAAGGGGAACAAGTCCCCTGCGACGGGTCGGACCATCGTTCAAGAGCTTGAGTACGCTACGAACTCGACAACCAAGTGGTATTCGGGTTACGAGGTGCTTGATACTTCGACCAGCAATGTCTTCACCGCTGCCGAATTTAATTACAAGCAGTTGGCGGGGAACGTGGTTATCTCCGGTCTTGAGCAGGTTGAGAACAGCGGTCCAGAGCAGATTTTTAATCTGCTTAAAAGCCGTATTCGCAATCTTGAGAAATCACTCAAGAATACGATGGCGACTGCACTCTACGCAGACGGCACCGGAACTGATTCCAAAGAACTTGGCGGATTGCAGCTATTGGTCCCCGGCACCGTGGGTAACACGGTCGGCGGCATCAACAGCGGCACCTACACGTTCTGGGCAAATCAGGTCTACGACTTCTCGACGGAAGTCGTCACCGCTTCCGCAACCACAATTCAGACGGCCATGAATACCTTGTGGCTCGCTTGTATCCGTGGCGCGGATCGGCCAGACGTGATCGTCGGGGATACGACTTATTTCGGGTTCTATTGGGCGTCGCTTCAGACGAACCAGCGGTTCACCAGTGATGAGTCGGCAGCGGCAGGGTTTATGAACCTCATGTTCATGGACGCTCCGGTGTATTACGACGATCAATGCCCGACCACCAAGATGTACTTTCTGAACACGGACTATCTATTCCTTAGGTATGCTGCGGGACGAGAGTTTGTACCTCTTGGCGAGAAGGCTTCTGTCAACCAGGATGCTCTTGTCATGCCAGTTGCGTGGGCCGGTAATTTGGCCGTAAGCAATCGCGCACGGCAGGGCGTCATACAAGCCTAGGAGGAGCGAATGGCTTATACGACACAATCAGCCGTTGGCATTGACTTCGATGGCGCATGGTTGGGAATGACAACTCGACTTGGCTTTATATCACCGGAGGTTCTGCCGTCGCGCAGTACGATGTGGTGACTATTGACGAAGACTATTCGGGTATTCCCGGCACCAAAGCGGCTCTTGATGATGGTCACATTGTCGGGGTCGCTCCAGAGGCCATCAGTTCTGGCGAATATGGTTGGGTTCAGCTAACGGGGGTCGTCACGATGAACGTGCTGGCTTCTGCTGCTGCTGACGTGACCCTCTATTCGTCGGCCACTGCGGGGTCTTTGGATGACACGTCAACATCCCAGACGGCGGTGAACGGTTTGTTCCTGACAACTGCCCGTGGTGGAACCGCTGGTTCTGCTGCTGGCATGGGGACATGGCCGATGTCGGCTGGCAATATACGGATAGAGATATTTGCTGGAGAGAACGGATCGCCTGATCTGGTTGAAATCCGCAGAGTGGGGGATTTCAATACGGTTCTCTATAAGGTCTCCGAAAAGGAGGGCTATCTCAAAGAGAACTTCCCTGTGGAATGGGCGGCCTACGAGAATGGACATCGGGGCAAGGTCAGGCCGAGGGGTACGCTCTTGACCGAATTGAAAGGTGTCGGGGAGCGCAAGGAAAGGATTCTAATTCAGCAAGACGTGAATACGGTTGAGGAGCTTGCTGATTTGTCCGACGCTTCTGTCGGCGCTCTAGGTGCGGGAACTGTAGACTTGAGGAAAAAAGCGCGGGATTACATTGCTGCGCGAGAAGGGATGAGACCGGCACAGGCAGTCGGGTGACACGATGACACTTCTCACAATTTGTCAGGACGCCGCCAACATCATCGGGATTACTGCGCCCGATTCGGTAACGGCTTCGACCGATACGTCGGTCATCCAACTGGAAGCGAGCGTCAACCAAGAAGGTCGCGCCCAGGTCCAGAAATACGGCTGGCAAGTGCTGGTGAAAGAAGGGAGCCATACGACCGTGGCGACCGAATCCCAAGGCACGATGATTTCGATAGCCAGTGATTTTGGGCGGTTCAGCAATGACACGATGTGGAACCGGACGACAAACCGCCGGTACTACGGACCCATTACGGATTCAAGATGGCAGCAGATATTGGCTGTCGTAAGCGGTGGGATCACGAATTATTTTAGGATACGCGGTGGCAATCTGCTGATGCACCCGACGCCGACAGCCGGGGAGTCGGTCAAGTTTGAGTATGTCTCAAAATATTGGGTCGATACTACTGGCGGCTCGACGGCTGACGCGGACAAGTTCAGTGGGGACTCGCAGACAACAGTTCTGGAAGAAGAATTGGTCGTTCTGGGCGTAGTCTGGCGCTTTCTCAAGCTCAAGGGGCTGCCCTACGACCAGCAATACGTGGATTACCAGAACCGGGTTTCCGAATACACCGGCCATGACGGAGCAAGTCCGATCTTGCGTATGGGTGGCGCACGCCGCGCGATCTTGGCGCTTAACGAACCCGAAGGAAATTACACTCTCTAACCCTCTACTTTAGGAGATTACGATGCCGAATTTTGGTGGAATAGCGTAC